GCGCGGGTGCGTGCGTGCGATCGCGTGCGCGCGTGCGTGCGTGCGTGCGTGCGTGCGTGCGACCGCGCCCGATCGGGCGCCCGGTCCCGATCGGCGGGGCGCCGGAGACGGCCGCTAACGGCCGTCAGATCGCCCCTAACGGCCGTTCGGCGCCGCCCTAAGGGTCAACCCTTCGGGAGACGGCCGCGGCCGTTAGGAGGGCGGAGGACGGCGCGCCGGTATGGCGGCCGCCTTCGCCCTCCCACGAAAACGGGCGCCCGATCCGCGGAGGGATCGGGCGCCCGGTCGGCGCTACGGTGCGCGCCCTGCTAGGGCGCTAGGTGGCGGCGCTACTCGGCCGCGATACCCTCCGCGGCGAGTACGGCCGCGACGGCCGGGAGGGCGGCGTCCGGGAAACCCTTCCGGACTCGGAACGCGTGCCGCGCGCCCTCCCCCTTCGCGACGGACAGGGCGCCCTCCGCGGAGCACAGGGCGGCGACGAGCTCGCCCGATTGCGGGTCGCGCCCCACGTAGCACACGTGGCGCCCCGAATCCGGGTCGCGAACCGGGACCATCCCGTCCGGGACGGCGACCTTCGCGCGCCCCTTCGCGCCACCCTTCGCCTTCGCGCGCCCCTTCGCCTTCGCCTTCGGGGCGGCCGGTTCGGCCGTCTCGCCGGACAGGGCGGCGACTAGGGCGTCGACCTTCGCGCCGAGCGCCGCCGTCTCCGCCATAGCGTCCGCGACGGTCGGCCGCTTCGCCTTCGCCTTGCTGGTGTTGCTCTTGCTGGTTGCCATTGCTGGCCCTCCTCGTGGTGCGTGGTGGGGCGCCGATCGCCCCGCCGGTCCCGGCACCTTAGCACAGCTTGGCGGCGGCACGCAGATTCGGCGCTACTATTGGGATTGCGGCCGTTCGGTGCCGCCTTGCCACGGTTGGCACCGGGACACCGCGGCACGGTTCGACGGTGCCGCCGCCTCACGCGTGCGCGCGTGACGTGCGCGTCGCACGCGCGTGACGCGCGCCCCACCCGCGCGGCGCCGTCGCACGATCGCACCGCGCCGACGTGTCACCGCCACACCACCCCGCGCGTGATCGCGCGCGCGTTATGCGAACGCACCGTGCGCCCGTGACGCGAGGCCGGGGCGGCCCCCTCGCGCGGATACGAGCACGTATGAGTCTCATAACCGAAATACACGGGAGCTCTGAAAAAGCGCCCTGTGTGGCAGAATCCGCGTAGCCAAGCCGAATCCGAAAACCTCATCGCGCAACACAGCAGCCGCGGAACCCACTTTCTGCAACGCTGCCCAGGGGTCTGTCGGTGTCCTCGTGACACGTATAACGATTCTACCCCTTACCTATCCCAAAGCCTCCCCCACCAGAACGCTTGAAAGCGTTCTGTGGGGTTAGGGGGGGTTATGGGGTAGCCAAGTGTGCTAAGGTGCTTTGCTCAGTACGCAACCTTAGGAGACTAGATGCCAAGCAACGAGACGACGATCGCTTGCCAGGAGTGCGGAGCGCCGTATAAGACCATCCGGTCCAATACGAAGTACTGCCGCGTCTGCCAGCTCGTCAGAGATATGTCGTACGCCTACGGGCGCACAAAGACCTGTTTGATCTGCGACAAGGAGTACGCGCCCCTCGCGGTCAAAGACCCACCGTTCTGCGGTGAGCACTCGCCCTGGGGCAAGCGCGGCCACGTGGAGGGCACCTGCGCGGTCAGCGGCGTCGAGGGAACACTGCTGCACGAGGACGTCAGGATTAGCCTCGCCGTAGCGACTGATCCAGAGAAGCGCGATCTGATCATCCGAGCCCTGGCGAAGAAGCAGGAAGAGAACCGCAAAAAGTTCCAACGGGAAGACGCTGCTGCTGTATAGTGGGCAACGTCCAACGACCCGGAGGTAGATCATGGCTTCTCCCATCGTTCTTTCGCCCGACACCGCTTACGCGACTAAGACCAACATCAAGTTCCCTGGCTCCGAGACGCAGGCCACCGCTGCTCGCGGTGCTGCCGAGGATCGCATCGAGGACGCCGTTCCTGGGATCACGGTCACCGTCGCCGAAAGCGCGATCGTCGGCGAGTAATCCCGCCGTCTGCTAAGCTCGTGGCCTCCTACGTGTTGCGTGTGAGCTTAGCTTGCGCTCAACCATCGTCGTAGCTCCGGACAATGGCTAATCGTCATTGTTCGGAGTGCGGCGAATCTCTTCCGAACCGCAACGCGCGTGCCAAGACTTGCTCTACTGCTTGCCGCTCAGCTCGTTCCCGTCGTCTACGACGTCTCCAAAAGGAACGCGCAGAACTTCCTGAGCACCAAAAAGAGCTTTCTGACCGCGTTCGTGGCGACATTGTTGACATCGCACAAGACGTAATCCAGGACGAGCTCAAACCGTTCGTCCGGGAGGCGCTGACCGATGACGTGTTGGCCTCGATTCACTCGATGGTGCAGCTCACGCCCCAGGTCATCGCCAATCTGACCTCCGATCTGGCCGACGAGAACGCCAAAGTCCGGCAGAAAGCAGGCGAGCTGATCTTGAAGTACACGGTCGGGCACCCGGCGCTCGTTCAGCCGCCCGATCAGGACAAGACGCAGCCCATTCAGATCAACTTTGCCCTTCCCCGGCCCGAAGAACAGCCCGTGGAGATCGTCGAAGCCGAAGTCGAGGCAGTCGAAGTGCCCTCCGAGACGCGTCAATGCGACGCCTGCGGGGCCGACAAGCTCGAATCGGAGTTTGTCGAGTCGTCAGACCGCTGTTTGGAGTGCTTCAACGCCCAGCAGAAGCAGGCCCAGGACATTCTTGACCGGACTTCATGACGACGATCAACTTCGAGTACCGACCGCTTCCCATTCACGGGGAGTTTCACCGTTCGACGGCGTACGAACGCGCCCTGTTCGGTGCCTTTGGGTCCGGAAAGACGTACGCGATCGCCGCGGAGGCAATCGCGTGGTGCTTAGAACAGCCTGGTATCCGCGGACTGATCACTCGTAAGACGGTTCCCGAGCTCCGGGACACCACGGAAACCGTTTTCTTTGAGGTACTGCCACCAGAGCTACGAGATCGCGGCGAAGTACGGCGAATCGGTGGACATGTCGAAAAGTTCACCTTCCCGAACGGCTCAACTGTGCTTTTTCGGTCGATCGACGACTGGAATAAGCACCGATCGCTGAACGTCGGCTTTATTGCCTTCGACGAGGCCGACGAGTTTGACGAAGAGACGTATCAAGGGATGCTTTCGCGCGTCCGACAGAAAGACCCAACCCCCGAAGGCAAGAAATACGGCGCTACCCGCATCGCCAGGCGGGGCGTTTGGTCTGCCTCGAACCCCGGCGGCCACAACTGGCTGTACAAGCGGTTCGTAGACGACAAAAACAAGGCCGAAGGCACCGGATTCTGGCGCTCGACGTCTTTTGACAACCCTTACCTACCCCCTGAGTACATTCAATCCCTTCTTCAATACCCTGACCCCTGGATTCGGCGGTACGTGCTGTGTCAGTTCGACGACTTCGCAGGCCAGGTCTACGAAGATTGGGGCTGGGACACCCACGTGGTCATGCAGCGCCACGATCCGAGCCGATACCAGACGTATTGGATGGGGATGGACCCCGGAACCCGGAATCCAACCGCCGGTCTATGGGTAGTCGTGGACAAGGACGGAAGTCTGACGGGCCAACCGCGATCTTTGTTGGGCGTCGCCGAGTATGAGCAAGCCGAACGGGCCGTTCAGGAGCACGCCGAGGATTGGCGCAAGCTCGAAGCGGCATACGCGCCGAATGTGCGCCAGCGCATCGCCGATCCCTCCATCATGACCCGCGATCGCGGCACGAACATGAGCCTGCACTCCCAATACGCGCGGATCGGGTTCAACTTCCAGCTTGGGCCCAAGAATCACACCGATCGAATCCCGATGTTGGGCACTTTGATCAAGATGGGCCGCTTTCGGGTGACTCAGAACTGCCCGAAGACGTATGAGGCGATCAAGGACTACAAGTGGGTGGACTTGACTCCGCAGCAGCGCGCAAAGAACCTCGACGCGCCCGAGCGGCCCGTGAAGTCCAACGATCACCTAGTGGACTGCGCGCAATACTTGGCAAGCCGCTGGGTGCCGCCGATGAAAGAAGCCCAGGCCGCGCCTCCAAGCAACACTACTGACGAGATTCACCGCGCCATACGTAAGCAGCAGCGTGAACGCGTCGAAGGTGCAGTGAATCCATCCCATGATGACGCGGTGGTCTTGTAAAGTTGGCAACATGGAGAACTTCACGATCAGCTCGACTAACCCGAACGAATCAACCGGAGGTCGAGGCTGTCTTTGCTCGCCCGTCCACTCTCGCGACTGTCGCCCACCTTTTGTGGTGTTCCACGGTGACGAACTGCTCGACGAGTCGTCACCACACCCGGTGGCTTGCCGCAACTGCATTGAGGCGGCGCTCGAACAGATGGACGACGAGCGAAACATTCTGCCGGTCGGCGACGTAGTCCAACAGCCCGAGCCCGAGCTGGAAGTCGTCGAGGTCACCCCCGATAACGACGAAGGCGTTCCGTCGATCTAGTGGCCCCCAGGGCCAAACAGCTTGTTGCCGAGTTTGATGACCTCAAAGAAGAGGCTGCTCGCGCGCGGCTGCCGTACGACAAAGACATTCTGCTGAACCTCGCGTTTTTTCTTGACCAGCAGTACGCGGTCTGGAACTCAGATGCACAGGCCATCGAGATCGCAAGAAGGCCGAATAACCGCCGTTCATCGCCCCGGCCCGTAACGAACAAGATCATGCACTTCGTCCTCAAACAGAGGGCGACCGCTCTGGAAACGCACCCGACCGTAGACGTGCTGCCTGCGACGGATGACCCGGTGGACATGAGCGTGGCCTCCGTGGCGCTGGCCTACCTGCGCTGGCTGTCTGAGCCGCAGGTTGCCGACATCGACGGCGAGCTGTCTGAGGCGACGCTGTGGGCGCTCGCAGGCGGTGAGGGTTACTTGAAGTGGGGCTGGAACTCTGACGAGAAGCGCGGCGACGTAACGGCCTGCGCTCCCACCGAGATATTCGTCGACCCGTACGCGCGGCGCTTCAAGGGCGCGCGCTACATCATCCACGAGCAGTTCCTTGACGTTCACCAGGTGGAGAAGATGTACGGCAAGAAGGTGTCGCCGACGACCACCAGCAAGGCCGACGTTGCGAAGGCCGCCCTGCTGCGCGATATGGGTATGGCCCCGGTCTTGGAGGGCGTGCTGGTCAATGAGCTTTGGGTCAAGCCAGGCGTTGATCAGCGCTGGCCCGACGGGCTCTTCGTCGTGTGGGCCGGGAACGAGATTCTGGTCGAAGCGCAGCCTTTCCCCTACCAGCACGGCAAGCTGCCGTTCACGATCATCGGCGCGATTCCGCGCCCCGGCTCTCCGCACTACACCTGCACGGTCAAGTACTTGCGCTCACCGCAGATGGAGCTCAACAAGTACCACGCGCAGCGAATCAGCGTGCGCGAGGCGTTCGCAAGTCCGAAGTGGTGGCTGCCGACCGAGCTCGAACTCGAAGCTGACCCCGACGATTCGCCGAACCAGATTCTCCGGGGCAACTCGTCTTCGGGCCTCTACCGACCCGAGATCATTCAGCCGTCCGTATTCCCGGAGAACACCGACGGACAGTGGATTCGCGAAGAGATGATGGACGTCGCCGGTCAGCACGAGACGTCGCAGGGCCGCGTACCTGGCCGGGTCGAGGCCGCTCGGGCGATCGAGATGCTCAAACAGGCCGACGACTCGCACCTGGCCGAGCTGACCAGGACGATCTCGTCGTCCCTGGCTGACGGCTATTGGCAGCTGCTCATGCTGGCAAAGCAGTACGGGCCCGAGAAGACCATCGTCCAGACGTACAGCCGCGAAGGTATCCCCGAGGTGCGGCGGTTCATGAAGGAAGAGATCAAGCCAGGGATGCGCGTACGCGTACTGATGGGCAGCGGACTTGCGACGACGCGTGCCGCTCGCCAGGATCAGGCGCTCTTGATGTGGCAGAACGGGATCATCACCGATCCCGAGGTCATGGCCGACCTGCTCGACATTCCGGTCGGCACGCTCACTCCGCAGAAGGTCTACGACGTGCGCCTAGCGCGCAACGAGAACCTGATGATGATTGAGGGCGAAGACGAAGACGGCCACAAGGGCACCGCCAAAGTTCCGAACTCCTGGGACGACCACGACATTCACATTCGGGAGCACAACAACTTCCGCAAGACGTCCGAGTTTGAGGCGCTGCCCAACGACGTCAAGCAGAAGTTCGAGTTCCACGTCCAGACGCACAAGGACTTGCGTATGAAGGCGATGCAGGAGCAGCTCGAAGAACAGGCTCTCGCGATGCAGGCCCAGGGGATGCCTGCCCCTGGGGCACAGCCGCCAACCGAAGGCGAGGAACCCGCTGAACCCCCGGCTCCGGGCGCGATGATGCCGCCAGGAGCGTAGTCCCAACTTTTTCCACGGTGTCCAACTTGCCAAGTACTATACGTTCAGTTCGTCGATTCGCGACCCGAGGTAACTAATGCCTACATCGAACATGAGCTACGTAGAAGTTTCGGTTTCGGACTCAGCCGCCGTTTCGCTGACCAAGCCTGACTTCGGCTGGCGTGCCCTGGTGCAGCCATCGACCCCGGTTCGTTTTCGTATTGACGACACTGCCCCGACCAACTCGGTCGGCTTTCGTGTTCCGACCGACAGCGTTGTTGAGTTGAAGGAAGACGAGATCGTGTACAGCAAGTGGATTACCGAATCAGGTTCGGGCGTGCTCCGAATCTTCTACTACAACGACTAGGAGGAAGGCAGATGGGACCGAACAATCTGCATGGCCTAGCCGTAACCGCGGAAGGCGCGCTCGAAAAGCTGGCGACAGCTCTCGGCGAGGCCGGAGCTCCGCCGGAGACGGTTCAGGGTGTGACTCAGATGGCAGAGGTTCTGCGTGAAGTTGTGAAGGCTCTTGGTGAGCCTGTGGCAGAGGAAGAGGCCGCGATGATGGCCGCTCCCGCTCCCGAGGCAACTGACCCCGCCCAGCCAGCCACTATTGGCGAGGCTGTGGATTCAATGGGTGCGTAGATAGATGTCTGACGAAACCCCGGTGGACGAGACACAGGTCGATGACCCCACGCCAGAAACGACGGAAGCTCCGCCGGTTGAGGAAGCTGTTGCTCCCGAGCCAGAAGCTCCCGCTGCCGATACTCCCTGGGCAAACGACCTAGCCGAGATATTCGCGGACGACGCGACGCGCGGCCAGGTTGACGAGTTCTTGCGGTCGAAGATTCAGCCGTACATCACGAAGCTCGAACAAGAAAGCGCCCCGGATCGCAACGCGTCGCGGCTTTGGGATGCTTTTCACTCCGACCCGATTGCGACGTACGAGCAAGTCACGCGCGAGATATACGGCGAGGAAGAAGCCGAGCGGATCATGGCGGCCGTGCGCGGTCAGAGCGACGACGACGATCTCTCCGACATCGACATTGACGCTGAGCTAGGCGATGATGACGACGACACGATCGACATGGACAAGTTGCCGCCCGAAGTGCGTGAGTACGTCGAAGAAGGTATTCGCGAGAAGGAGCGGCAGCAGTACGAAGCCATGCTTTCGGACGTGGAGAAGGAGATGGGCGAGCTTGACCCGCCGGTCCCGTTCAAGTCCACGCAGTTTGAGCCGTACCTGATTGCTTACGACGGCGATCTGGAAGCCGCAAAGGCCGCTTACGTCGAATGGGTCAACGAGGCCCGTCAGACGTTTGGCCTGAATCTGCCAAAGCCAGGCGAGTTGCAGCCGCCGCCCACGATCGGGTCCGATACGCAAGCTGCCGGAGGCGGAGCGCCGCCGCAGCAGGAAGAGTTCACCTCTTTCGATGATGCGATCGACTCGTTCTTTGCTGAACAGAAGCAGCCTCCGCCCACTATGGGCTCTGTTTAGCAGCAGCAAAGAGCCGCGCACCTGAGGTTTTTCCAAAAGGGCGCGGCTTTTTGCTGTAATCACACTTAGGACTTACGGTACAGCTTCGCGCCAAGGCCCAGGGTTCCACAGACATACGGCTTGCACAGGTCATATTCGACCCAAGGCATCGTCGGACGAGACAACGTAAATCGCTAAACCAAGGAGGTAAAGCCTCATGGCTGATACCGCTTCTTTCTCGGCCGCGATGAAGACGAAGTTCATCGGGCCGATTCGTGACCACATTCCGAAGGGCAAGCCGCTTCTGTTCGGCGACCCTGAGGCGAACCCCACCGACTTCAAGGGCATTATGCCCAGCGCCGAAGGCATTGACTTCGTGGGGAACGAGTTCCGCATCCCGCAGAAGGCAGAGCGCAACAACGCGGTCGGCTTCCGTTCTGAGAACGAGAACCTTCCCGCGCCTGGGCGTTCGACGTACACCTACTTGCAGGAGCCGATGCGGTACGCGTACGCCTCGTTCAACATCACCGGTCAGCTGATCAAGGCCAGCGAGTCGAGTGAGGGTGCTTTCAAGTCCGCGTTCAAGGCGGAGATGGAAGACACGACCCTCGCTCTGAAACTCGATGTGAACCGCGCCGCTCACGGCGACGGCTCGGGCAAGGTCGCTGATGTCACGGTGAACCAGAGCTCCGGGGGTACGACCCTGGAAGTTGACACGACCGTCAACTTCTACGGCGGCGAGATCGTCGATGTCGTCGATGCCACCGGTGCTGTCATCTCGGCGGCGCACACCGTCACCGCGATCGACCGGGCCGGGCTCGAACTGACCCTGGCTCCGGCCCTGGGCGCCAACGTCGATGCCGCGACGGACTTCCTCGTCCGTGCATCGAGCGACTCGACTGTCGCTGCTCCGAACAACTCGCAGAACCGCGAGATTCAGGGGCTCGACTCGATCGTGTCGGACAGCGGAGTTCTCCACGGACTCAACCCCGCCAACTACACCTGGTGGAAGTCGTACGTGGACGCTGTCGGTGGAGCCATCTCCGAGGACGTCATTCGTGACGCCAAGGACGCGGTTGGCTTCGAGCAGGGGCTTGACGTGGACAACGGCCTGGACTTCGCGCTGATCACCACGCGCGGCATCCGGTCGAGGTTCGCCAAGCTGTTGCAGACCAACACCCGCCGGTTCAACGACGCCAACGTCACCAAGGTGCACGGTGGCTACGAGGTCGTCACGTTTGATGGTAACCCCATCTTCACCGACGACCAGACCACCCCCGGCACCATGTACGGACTCGCCCTCAACAGGCTGTTCTGGTCGCAGATGAGCGATTGGGAGTGGCTGGAAGAGGACGGCAAGGTGTTGAAGTGGGACGCTGGTAAGGACCGTTACCTGGCTGTGCTGTACAAGTACTGCCAGCTCGGTACTACCCACCGCGGCGCTCACTTCAAGCTCACCGGAATCACCGACGACGTTCGGTAATCCAGCAGCTCCGTAGCGCCTGAAACCCCGCCCCGATTCGTTACATATCGGGGCGGGGTTTCTTCATAATGTGGGATATGAGCCTTACGATTGCAGGCCGCCCGACTAACCTCCATCTGCCCGATGCGACGCAGACAACGCTGGTTGACAGCGATCTGTACCACATCTGTGACCGCATCGCAGAGATCGACCCGCGTCTCTTCATTGTTCACCTGGCTCACGGCGAAAAGGATGCTTTCGCCATTATGGAGCGCTGTGAAGACGGCGTCGATCGACTCGTCTTCAAGGTCGCCGAGCTAGACGCCAGAGTAGTAGATCGGCTGCGCGAGATTCAGGCCATTCCCTTTGAGAAGCGCTTTGAGGAACTCGAAAAGCGCGAGATGGAGACTAACCGCAAGCGCAACGAAGAGGCGATGGACGAGCTCTACGAGCGGCTCGGCGGCCCGATGTACACCCAGCTTGCAAAGGACAACTTCATTGACCGCGGCGCTAGTTACCCGATTGTCAGGAGCAAGAAATGGCGACAGTGAACCAGCTCCTAGATCAGCTTCAAGCGCGCGGGTACGGCTTCGACTTGGACTCGGTTCAGACGCAGCTGCTCGAATCGGCCTACAACCGGATTCTGAACTCGCGCCGCTGGACGTTCCTGGACACGACTGAGACTGTGCAGCTCCCAGCCGGTCAGAGCAACATTGACCTGGCGATCGACCTCACCGGCGACGTTCGGTTCCTTGATGCGGTTCGGTTTGACGACTACGATGATCCGCGGTTCCTGCCGTATCAGCAGTTCATGCACGACTCACAGGACGGATCGACCGGAATCCCCCGCCTCTGGACGGTTCGCAACGGCGAGGTTCTCTTTCACCCGACGCCGACCGTCACGCTTGACGTCTCGATTGACTACAACGAGCGGCCCGACGCGCTGTCTTCCCTCAACCCGTCGGTAGACGAGATTGCGCTACCCGACCCCTACGACGAGCTCGTTGTCTTGGGTGCGATCAAGGAGATGGCGTTCAGAGAGCGAGATTGGGATGCGCGCGCTGTCGCACAGCAGGACTACAACTTGCTGCTGGCTGAGTGCATGTCCGAGCACGGCATGGAGCAGCGGCAGACCTCTCGTAGCGTTGTGAACTCCGGGTTCTTTGATCCCTTCGAGGTGGAAGTCTACGAGGAAGTCATCTAGTGTCCGAGCTCAGGCTGGCGAACATACCGCCGCCAACGGGGGGGATTGACCTTGTCTCAGCTCCGGACGATATGGGCTCGGCGTTCTCCCCCTGGATGGAGAACTTTCTGCCCGGCGTTCCGGGCAAACTCCCGGTTCGTGGCCCTGTTACGACGATGCAACAAGACGTCTCAGGCCACTCGTCTAAACCGGTTGTTTGCGCGACCTACAACTTTGCGACTAACGCGACTTGGATAACACGATCAACTGACGCACCTGATTGCCGCCGTCCCGACGAAGTTTTTCAGCGTCCGGCTAACTCGAACGCGCAGCTCGACACAGGCAACACTTACAACATCGCTGGCCTTAGCAATCTGTCGGATGGCTCTTCTATACGCACCTTTTACGGACCAGGAGCTCAGGTCAATGGTTCAGTTTGGGGCTTTGAGTACGATTCTCCAACAAGCACGAGCACCGTCGATCTTGGTTTGGTGGGTCCGCGGCAGTGGCAGCGCCATCTGATTAGGATTACGGCCGCCGACGCTGCCGAGACGTACAGCGCGGCTGACGCTCCGACGTGCGGCATCGACGTTACCGTTCATCTCAACAGGCTGTTTGTCTTGGGCGGGTATCCGCCGGGCGTCACGTCAGAGCCCTGGTCGTTCTCTTGCCTTTTCTTTATGGAGACAGACCTTGACGCGTCGGGCGGCCCGTTGACAGGCACAATCACGGATTGGCAAACGATCACCGGCGTTACAAACCGCATCGACATACCGGGGCCGGACGTCGGTAAGGCCGTTGTGCCGCTGAATCAGTACCTCGTTATCTTCAAGGAAGAGTCGATATGGGTGCTTTACGGCAGTTCACCCGACAGTTTTACGCTACGTAAAGCCGTTGACAGCGTCGGCTGCATGGATCGCGACTCGATCGTCGAAGCTGACGGAGGCATCTACTTTCGGTCGCGCCGCGGAATCGAGTTCTTCGACGGCGCGTCTTGCTCGGTTGTCTCGGGCCGCTTGACGCCTGTGTTTGAAGACTCGGTCGCGTTTCCCTTCTACTTGACCCGAACCACAGCCGGAGTTGTCGGCCCGAACTTCATCGAGTTTCGGATTCAGAACATCGTGCCGGGCGAAGAGTACATCGCTTTCTGGATGAATCGAAGCGATCGAACCTGGACTGTTGCTTCTGGAACGGCGTTTGAGAAGCGCGGCTATTGGATTCGCGGGATTCGAGCGTTCATCAGCGAGGACTATCAGTGGGGCTCGTACTTGGTAGAAGGCCATTTTTCGCACCTGACCGGTGACGGCATCTCGTCGATCCCGCCTTACGGGACCGGCGGACCAGGCGTAGTAGGAACGAGCGGGTTCGACAATGTTGATGTGTCAGATTTTTCGACAGTCGGCATGATTCAGGACTACCCTCGCCCGGCTGCGCGCGTGATCTATCCACGAGTTTCGTTGGCTGAGCCGCGTTACTCGGCTCAGCTGCATCGGGCGTTCCTCGATACGAAAGCAATCTTCTTCAACGGCGACGATGACGACGCTACGGACGTATGGACGTGGCAAGCTGTTACTAGCACCGAAGAGTCGTACATGGCGGGTGTCTACAACCCCCTGTTCACCGAAAACATCAAGTCCCAGGGCCGAACGCTCCCGTCTACACCTATTGGGCTGAGCGACAGTCAGTATTGGCTTGGCCGCCGCACCGTCGTAGACACCTTTTCCGAAACGGACGATCTTTTCTTCATTGTCGAGTACGACCCGCCAAGCTCTCCGGCGCCGCAACCGGCGCGAGCAGAGCTCTATTCGGGCGGCGTGGAGTACCAAGTCACACGGCAGCGCAGAACTACGGTTCCCAGGCCAGATTAGTTCCACAGTAACGCGCCAACGACGTAAAATAGGGCTATGCCAGCCGGAATCGGTTACGCCAGCCAGCGCCCCTTCGTCCATCCTCGCCGCCTTACTAACGTACGCGAGATTCTTCAAGATGGGCGCAAGCGCACCAGAAAGCCTCGCAAGCCCAAGTCCAAGCGGCCAGCCCTACCGTCGCAGACTGATCTCGCCGATCCCGTAGCTCGCATGGCCTGGAACCTCCACCGTATGCGGAGGCAAAAGTACCTAGCCGAGATTACTAACCAGATTAGGAGACTAGGTGGCGAGTAAGAAGGGCACACCAGGCGAAGTTCGCACGCAAAGCGATTGGGGCGACGATAACCCGTTCCAGATATTCCCGCCTGGGTTTTCGTTGGGCCCAATCATGCCGCCGAACTGGTGGGAGAATATCGGTTACGTACCGCCTGGCTTTACGCCGCCGCCGCCACCTAGCACTACCCCTGGTCCGGGCTCGTCGTTTGAGGAGCTGTACAACTGGATGATGAGTTCGGCCCCCTCAAACGAAAAGGGGTTTCTGACGCCGGAGCAGGCCGCTGTCTTCCTGCAAGAACGGCGCAACGTCGCGGACTACATCGGGCAGCTTGACGATCAGTTCGCGCAGCAGAATCTTTCCGCAGCCGAAGCTAAGCGCAACATTCGGAAGCGCGCCGTTGAAAACCAGAACCGCACAGCCTGGGACAGCGCTTCGCGGGGCATCGAGCGCTCGTCAATCCGCGACGTTGCGCTGGCAGACATTGACGCAACTGCCACGCTAGAACAGACAAGCCTAGACGATCGACTCCGCCTGCTCGAAGCTCAGAACAACACCAACAAACTGACGAAGGTCTTGGGATTCCAGGACATGCAGCAGAGCGTGTTCGACCCGCAGCGAATAGAGAACCAGAAGAATCAGGCAGGCAGCACGCAGCCGCCCGATCCTACGCCGCCGCCAAACAACGGAGGCGGCAACAACGGAGGCGGCAACAACGGAGGCGGCAACAACGGAGGCGGCAACAACGGAGGCGGCAACAACGGAGGCG